GCCGCCATGGCCGCCATCTCCTCGGCCGTGCGCGGCGCCACCGCCACCGCGACGGGTGCCGGAGCGACGGCCCCGGTGACGGTATTCGAGCGGCCCGCGTGATCGATCGTCTCCGTGTCGCCGTGTTCCGTGGGTTTCGTTGCCATGGTGATACTCCTTATGCATCCGGCTCCGCGGCCGTCCATACCGTTACGATACCAGCGTCGACCGGTTTCGTTGTGTCAACGGTCGGGTCGGTGCCAAATCTTAGCTTACCGATGCCGCGCATCTCCTGGATGCCAACCCCATGCATGTAGTTGTAGTCACGTGTGTTCGTCGTTGACTTCATCCGTTGCGCCCAGGCAACGCCCAACGCCTGCGCGCCGCACAGGAACGACGCGGCGGTGTCCACCGTACCGCCAGCGCCCACATCGGGGACAACCGGTAGTTCCGGTACTTCACGGATGATCACGCCATTGTACATGATGTCCCCGGCCGTGAAGAGCGGATTATCGCGGCCACGATCCCACGCGTATTGCAACGCGTTGATGATCACCGGGTCCTGCATCAGGTCGCGGAATGGCAGGCTCGGCACGAACATCACGAACCATTCCTCGTCATCGTTGACCGAGATGGGCCGGATGCGCGGGGAGGCGGTGCGGGCGATGCGCTTGGCCAGTGTCACGACGGCGGCGGTCAGCTTGTCGGCGGTGTTATCGATCGTGGTCAGGGCCGTCGCGAAGACGCCGGATACCGCGTTCACCTTGCTGTTGCCGAAAAGGACACGATCGGCGTTATTGACCAGCCAGGTATTACGCTGGCCGGCGGTCGCGGCGGTGTACGACACCTGGACGTTGCCGTCAGCTGTTATCGCCCCGAGGCTGGTGATGATGTCGTTCCGCATCTTCTCCAGCTCCCAGACCATCAGGGCTTCCCTGGCGGCCTCGCGGAGATCGATCACGCTCTTCTGTTCGTCCCAGTCCGACACCGCCACGGCATGGCGGAACGCGGACACGACGAGGTTCAGGGACCGGGCGTTGAGTATTTCCTCATTGCCCTCCAATACGGTGTTTCCGGTTACGCCGGCGCCCACGAGGCGACGGACGGTCGGGAACACCACGGTATCCCCGGCCTTGCGGGTCAGATCCTCGCGGACCTGGATCATCGACCCCATCTGGGTGCCCATGTACCTGGCAAATTGATTCTTCCTGACATACTCAGTAAAGAAGTCAGAATCCCAGATAAGCGGAGTAAGTCCGGCTCTCGCCGGAGTAACGTTCATGTCTGCCAAGACTATGTTCCTAGGTCACGAGTTGATGAAAACTCGCTTTCTCTCGGTTCGGTGCAGTGGTATTCATATGGCCATGCCAAAAAGGCCCGCCGTTCCACGCCACGAACTCACCGCCGAGATGGTCCGGCGCGCTTTGGACTACGACCCGGTGACCGGGTTGCTGTCCTGGCGACACCGCGACGACGTGTTGCCGCGTGTAAACAAACGCCTTGCTGGCAAGCCGGCGGGCTGCCCTGATGGTCAGTACGGCTACCTGTCGGTAAGGCTCCATGATTGTCCGTATCAGGCGCATCGCCTGATCTGGCTGCACGTCACGGGAGAGTGGCCCGCCGATATCCTCGACCACGTTGACGGAAATCCGTTGAACAACGTCTGGAGCAATCTGCGGCCAGCCACGCGAGCGGAGAACAACCGAAACCGACGGACACGCCGAGAGGATGGACGCCTGAAAGGCACACTTCCAGCCTCCAGGGGGCGTTGGAGGGCCGTGATCATGCTGGGCCGTGAGAACCATAACCTTGGCACCTTCAGCACCCAGGAGGAGGCACACGCGACCTACATCGAGGCCGCGAAACGTCTTCATGGGGGCTTCGCTCGGTTCGATTGATGGGGACGTGGGCGGACGCCCGGATAAAGCCCGGCGACGGCTCAACGCCCGATCAGTCCCCCGGCGACGGGGTCACACCGCTTAATCGGACCCGGTGGGGGTCCAACGCCCGAACTCGTCCCGGCGACGGACTGCCTTTGCTTCCGCGATAGCGCGCCCGATTGTGCCCGGCGACGGCGGCGGTTGCTCCGGCTCGACCACGTCATCGCTGACAGTGGCCAGGATCAGTTTAGCATCGGCGAGGGAAGCAACGATAGTGGCCCGCTTTTCCGCCTCACTCTCGGGCATCCTGCGCTGGAGGCGCGCGGCGAACATAATAGCCGTCATGATTGCGAGGTCGGTCATCTGATCCGGCCCGGTGGCCCAAAACAGAGAAAAACGTCATAGAGGAAGTAAATCAGGAACACGATCACGATGACGGCGACGATGATACGCAGCACCCGCATCACAAGATCCCCGGCCCAGCCGAGCCAACCCAGCACGATCGGCAGGATGAGCATGGCGATGGCCACGAGACCGCACACCACCACCAGCCACACCAGAAACCCCACGAACCAACCGACCGAGAAGCAGGACATCGTCATTGCTCCTGTTGCGTTGTGCCGAGCGCCGCCGCGCCGCCGCCCGCCATCAGGCCGGCGAGGCCATAGCGGCGGATTATGTTCATGGAATTAGTGTCGAAGACGACATAATTGTGACTGCCTTCCCCGGCGGACCTGGAACCTTGATCTAAATACTTAATGCCGGGGATGCCCGCCTCTTGTAACGCCTGAGAAGCCATGGCAGCGGGATCTCCCGTCTTCGACGCCATCTCACGGTTGGTCTCCAGTTCAGCCATGTAGTCCTTGACCGACATCCGCATGTCGCGCGGTGGGTATGGCGTGTTGTTCAGGGCTTTGATGACATCCGGGTGTTGCTCGCTCAGTGGCTTGTCCCATTGCAGAAACCGCTCGGGATCGGCGGCGACGTTGACCTCATACATGTGGCCGGGAGGCTTGCCCGATAGCGGAGCGCCCTCTTTCAGAAGTTGATAGCCTTGCCTAAGGTTTGCCATTGTCTCAGGTGACCACCCCATACCCCCCTGTGCGTGATCAAGCATTTTCGCCATTGCGGCATTTCGATCACCACCAAAAGAAGACAGGTATTGTGAAGCGATTTCTTCAGGTGTTGCCGGTTGCGCCAGCGCATCCCGATAACTGCGCGCCACGCCCTCGTTCTCGGCGAGATACATCCCGTGGCCGTAAGCCTGCGCGCCCTCGCCGGTGCCGATCTTCGACAGGTCGAACGCGTCGAACCGGTGCGGACTGCCGTGATAGGCCTTAATCATGCCAACTCCGCCCGTGTCGAGGCCAAGCGCCGGGTTGTCCATGCGCGCAGCACCCTGGCTGGTCATCTGCCCGGTGCGTGGATCGATGAACTGTCCGACCGGCCCGGCGTAGGTCGTCGGTCGTGGCACGCCCGTCGATTGCAGTGTCTCCGTCCCCACCGGGTTGTCCGAGCGCCAGACCTGGGCGGGATCGTCGGGCGGGAAGAGGTCGTTGCGCGCCGTGTCCAGGTTCTGATTCTGGAACCCCGCCATCAGCCGATTGAACCAGCCGGACACTACCGCCGCCGCTCCGGTCGTTTCAGTATATCATCAATACTCATTGGTCCAACGTAACCATTGGTGCCACGTGGCGCGCTGCTCCGTGCGTTGGCTAAAGAGGGAGGAAGGCCCGCAACGGGAGAAATCGGCTGACCCGCTGGATGCTCAGCTTCCCACTTTGTACGCTCTTCAGCCACTATCCTGGCTCTGTACGCCGCCGGATCGGTGCCGATTTCCTCATGCAGCCGCGCCGTGGAGTTCGAATCAATCATCCACTGGTAGGGGTGCGGTTTACTGTAAAGCTCGTTCCACAAGCGCGGATCTGCCTCCGTCCGCTTCTTGAAATACTCCGTCTCGCGATCGATGACCTCCTTCCCATGCTTGTCGAGCGCCATCATCTCAGACGTGTTCAGCCGCTCGTTCAGCACAACGCCCCGCACCCGCCTCGTATATCCCTCGGGGTCGCGCGCCGGGTCGATCGGCTCGGCGAAGGGCGGCGGCGTGGACTGTGGTGGCGGCTTCTTCGCCTCCTCGAGCTGCTTCGCCAGCGCGTCCCGCTCTGCCTCGGCGCGGCTCGCTCGCTCCACCCAGTTCTGCCGCCGCTGCCGTTCCTGCTCGTATGCCTTGCGCGGGACGTTGGGTTGGCCCGGCTCTGGTTCGCCAGGATCAACGTCGTCGTCTGGCTCCGTGGCTACCTTATCGGCCTTGACTGGTGGTGACGTGCTCTCAGGCTTACCCGCCGGGAGTTCTGGCGTGGCACGCTCTGGCGCTGCCTTTGATGGCTCCGACGCAGGCGTTTCGGCGGCCTCGGGCTGGGCGCCACTGCTTAGGAAGGCGTCAAGTTGGGATGGTGTCTCAGACACTTAGTTTCCACGCCTCCTGTTCTCGGGTATACTTCGGCCGCGCCGCCGACGATGACCCCTTCCGGGTCGCGAGACCCGGACCTCATTGAAGCTGGTAAGCCGTTCGCGGGACGTTCGGTTGTCCAGGATTGGTTCTCTCGGCGGCGCGCTCTCTACCTTTAGTCTGTTCATGCTGCCCCCGGCTGTTCCGGTGGCGCGAGCGCGTTGTGGCGCGCGATCAGCATGTCCCCGACACGCTGCACCGCGCTCTGCCGCAGATCGTCCGCGCGTGCCTCGTCCGCCGCCGCCTTGGCGTGCCTGCCTCTGACGTCGGCGATACCGAGCGCCGCCTGTATCTCCGGTGGAACCACTGTCCCCGGATCGCTCGGTGGGTCGGGCGGCGCGCCCATGTCGTTGTACATGCCATGGACATCCGCGATATGGTGAATCGATGCGTGCTTGCGCTCGGCCGCCAGAGCGAAGTCCGCCGCCGCCTTGCCCTGCTGCGCCGTGATGTCCGCCTGTGCCTTGGCCTGCATCATCTGCTGCGCGGTCTGCCGCTGTTGCGCCTGCGCCTGCTGGCTCTGCTTCAGCATCTCCAGAAGTTGATCCTTGTTCCGCAAATTGCTCGCCGCGATCAGGATCTCAGGCGGGATCAAACCCGGCTGCGTGCCGGCCAGTTGTATCAAAACCTGGAACTGCTCCGCCTGGATGCTCGGAACGTCGATGCCCTCTTCGATCGTTATGTCGATATCCATGTCCGTTATATCGTTGTCGATCCGTATTACCTGTTGCAACCGTGGATCGCCCGGCACGATCTGCATTTGCTGCATCGCGGCGGCGCGTTGCTGCTCGGGCATCGCCGCCAGTTCGTCCATGAGCCGCACCGGCTGGTTGATGCCGACATATTTCGTTGAGCCAAGATCATCGGTTACGTGAACAAAACGGCCCGCTGTCCAGTACTGCCGCGCGGCCATCCAGGCGACCTCGTAGACCGTCCGCGACCACATCCGCAGCGTATCGGCGATCGGCTCGTGGGTCGCGGCACCACCCGCCTGCTGCGCGAGGATGGCCCGGCCCGACAACTCGCGGGGATCGGTGCCGCTCATCGCCGCGTTCGGCCCCGACGCCTGCATTTCCGCCGTCGCGTGCTCCAGCAGCTTAAACTGGCCCTGAGCGAGTTCGCCGCCTTCCTGTATCTCGAACTTCATGCCGGGGTTGATGGAGATGTAACCGTCCGGTTTCGCCACTTCCCGCCGTGCGTGGTCCTGGTCCGCGACCGCGCCATCTTCCGCTATGACCTGCCGCACGCTCAGAAGATGCAGCGCCTTACTGCGTCGTTTATTGATCTCGTCTTGCACGGAAATCAGGTTGCGAACCATACCGTAACGGTTATTCTCACGATCGACGTGCGCGGACGCCATGATGAGGCCGGCCGTCGATCGGGCCTTACCGTCCAGGAACGGTGATTTCATCGGTTCAGCCAGGAAGCCGACGCGGGTCAAGGTGGAGACCCACCATTCGTTTTTCTCTTGCCAGTGCATCTGCACGATGCGGACGCGCTCGCGCTTACTGTCGCACCAGACGATGTCGTGCGGCCGGTCGGAGTAGGATCCGGTCTGCGTCGCGAACGTATCGGAAATGAGGTCTTCCGCGTCAGGCCACGTTTCGTATGCCTGGTCGCGATCCATCCAGATAACGATGCCTTTGTAGCGCGCGTCGCTAAAGTCCAGTCGTCTGCTATGAGGGTCCCAGAACAGGCGATCGAACGGCACCTGCGTAATCCTGATGTCCGCACCACCCCGCCCGTCGTCCTCCAGCGCCAGATCAGCGCCGCCCGCGCCCTCGACCATCAGGCTTTCGTAAACGTCCGAGCGGATCAGCGGAAAGTTGTTGTCGTCGGAGATGTAGCGAAGCCCCTGCGTCGCGGCGTTCGCCTTGTCCTCGTCGGTCGGGTTGCGGGCGAATGCTTTTGGGTCGGTCCTCGACTTGCGCTCGAGGCCGCACATCAGTTCGACTTTATCAGCGATCTTATTGATGGTGATTTCCGGCTGGCCGCGCGCCTTCAGCGCCTCCTTTTCCGCCGCGCTCCACTGGTAGCCGTCCTTGTAATCGCGATCGCGTTGCGACATACGGCGGCCATCCGCCGTTGCCATCTCGCTGTCCTCGAACCACTGGACCTGTCGCGCGTGCAGGTCGTCCAGGTCGCGCGGGTAGCGGTCGTCCGCGATCCCCGGCCCACCCTTCGGACGCGACGACTCGGCGGCCTCCGGGGCGGTCGGCGGGTCGGGATAGAGGGATTGGGACATTATCCGCTGCCCTTGACGCGCCGCGTTCGAGCGCTGTCTGCCTTGGCGTTCTCGGCGTCGGATCGTTCCACTTCGCCGGCGAGTTTTCGCAAATACGGCGCGAGGTTCTTACGCCCCTGCTGCCTCACCACACCCCGCATCGTAATCTCCATGAGGCGTTGGAACTCCATCACGGACAACGCATCCGACGTGACGGCCCCGTCCAAAAACGTCAGTAGGCAGTTGACCAGAGTATGGGCTCGCTGGACGAGTTTCCGGTCTGGCGCCGGCGGCGGGAACAGGTCGGCGTGCAGGAGTGCGTCGAGTTGCTTCTCGATCGCACGCTTGACCGAAAGCACGGTGACATCCTCCGGTGCCGTTGGCGGGTCGGGGTAGAGCGACTGGCTCATGTCGGTCTGATCACTTCACGGATCGAGTTCTTGCTCGCCGCCTCCATCGCATCAGCCAACAGCGAGCGCAGCCACTCCCGCTCAACCGTGAAGCCGAGATCCTCGGCTGCGATCATCGCCGCGTCGGCCCACTTGTCCACGTCAGTGCCGACCTCGCGTTGGAACTCCGCTCCGCTCAGTGTGCGAATGTCAGTCATTATCCATCGCCCCATCTTCGAGAAACGCCGCCACCCATGCCTTGAAGGTAACGCGTCGCGTGGGCGGTGACGGAAAACGGTCCAGGGTAGAGTTCATCAGATCACCCAGCACGGCCATCGCCTCAATGGGCTGCAGCTCGGCCAGATGTTCGTTCATCGCGATACGATGCCGCGCCGTGGCGACCCGGATCAGCGCCTCGATCTTTTCCCGGTCGGCTTCGGTCAGCCCGCGTTGCTCGATCATCACGCCACCCTCCAGTCGCGCAGTTCTTCCGCGTCGCGATTGAACGCCGCGTCCCAACTGTCGCGTGGCTTCGGCCGTTCCATGTCGCGAACGTAAGGACGTGACATACAACTATACCGTAACGAATCAGCCGCGTGATCTTCAGAACTTGTGTCAACGTCTTCCGCTCGGATCGGATCATGCTGCAATGCCGGAACGGTTCTGATCAGGTCTTTGCACGTCGAGAAGAACACCACCATCGGGTTGCCATCGCCGTCACCGACCAGTCGCGCCCTGACCTGATCCCAGCCGCCTATCGCGCCCAGCCGCGGCACCCTCTTGTTGTCTGCTGGGCGGAACACGATACGGGCCGCCTGCGTCATGCGCGCGGCGATCGAGGGGCCGCCATCCTCGCTGTATATCGCCGGATCGGCCACGCCCACCATCATGCCGCTGGCCGGCTTCGGATCGTCGCGCTCGCGGTCGCGAATGCCCTCGGCGACCTGCTCCGCCGTCATACGCAGCCCGACGTTCGGCTCTCCAGGCTTCATGCCGTACCATTCCCGATAGCAAACGAGGCAGCCGCGCGCGATGTCGGGAATGGACCCGTCGCTCACGGCAAACCAATGCACGGCGAACGGCCGCGCGCTGCCCCAGTCGAAGCTGCGAAACCGCGCCCAGTGGTCGGGGAGAGATCGAGGCGTGATTATGTGCCGATCGGCGCTGAACTCGGAAAAGAACGCTCCCGAAACGACTGACCAATCACCAAACAACCACGCGCGGACCAGTTCCGGCGAGCCCGACGCCTGGAGCCGCTGCACATAGTCGGGGCCGAGGTATGCGTTATCGGCGACCCGCGAGGGGATGTAGATCCGCTCCAATCCCGTATCGTCACGCAA